GTAGGTTATATGTAGGTCTAGGTGTTGAAACCGGTGGAGATGCTGCATCACACATTGTGATTGGTGGTCAATTCTTTACTGACATGCTTGATCATGGTAAAGGTATTCTTACCGCGAACTCAGCGCTTATTACTGATGCTGACTCAAAATTAGATAATATTAAAATTGACAATATTGATATTAATGGTAATACAATCTCGTCAACTGATGTGAATGGTAATATTGTTCTTTCTCCTCAAGGAACGGGTTCTGTTTCACTATCAGACAAAAGAATTATAAACGTTGCTGATCCAATAAATGCTCAGGACGTTGTTACAAAAGCTTATTTAGAAAGCGAAGTTAACTTAGAATATTTCCAAGATGACATCGCCTCGATGATTACGACTGGAATTCAGAATGGTATTTCAGTTACTTATGACGATAGTGGTAATGCAATTAACTTTGACGTTAATGACTTCACAGTTACGTTGGGTGGTGGATTCTTAACTGGTTCGGTAGACATTACGAATCTTGCAAGCGCAACTCTTAATGCTACTCTAGTAAATGATTCAGTAGTTCTAGGACAACATACTTCTGGTGAATATGTTGAAAATCTAACAGCTGGTACCGGTGTTTATATTACTGATCCAACCGGTGAATCTTCTAATCCTACAATTTCTATTGGTCAAGCAGTTGATGTAACTAGTAACGTTACATTTGCTGATATCCATTCAACCGGTAACGTACAGATTGATGGTAACTTAACCATTGGTGGTACTTCAACAATTATCAATGCTCAGAATTTAGCAATCTCTGATAACATGATTTATCTAAATCAGGGCGTTGAAGCTACAATTACTAATGCAGTTGGTGATGGTACCAATATCGTATATACAACAGATGGCCACAATTATATTGTTGGTATGTCTGTCTCTGTTTATGGTATTGATCCAGCTTCACTTGCGGTTTCTAATGTATTAATTACTGATGTTGACGGTGATACCTTTACTGTTGAGGGAACTTCAACAGACACATATGTTAGTGGTGGATCATCTAGAGCAAAATCTAATGCTAACCCAGACCTTGGTTGGTCTGCAGGCCGATACGATGAAATTACTGGTTATGGTCATACCGGTATTTTTAGAGATGCTACCGATTCAACCTTTAAGTTCTATGATGGCTATACTCCCGAGCCCGACACTGACGTATTCATTGATACTAGTCATGCATCATTTGCACTAGCACCAATTGCTGCAGCTAACTTTATTGGTCCATTGCAAGGTAACGCAGATACTGCAACAATTCTACAAACTGCAAGAACAATCTCATTATCTGGTGATGTTGTTGGTTCAATATCCTTTAATGGTTCGCAAAACGTAGATATTTCAACTGTTATCCAAGCAAACTCTGTTGAACTTGGTGTAGATACATTTGGTAACTATATTGCAACAATTGCCGATTCAGGTAATACAGATATTATAGTAAATAATTCTGGTACTGAAACCGCAGCTGTTACTCTTGGTCTTACTACAACGGGTGTTGTTGCTGGAGAATATGGTTCACAAACTGCGATCCCAGTAATTACAGTTGATGATCGAGGCCGAATTACAGATGCTACTACAGTTACTGTAGCAACAACATTAGGTATTTCTGATGGATCAAATCAGGACCTTGTTAATCTTCTAACTGATGAATTAGTATTTACTGGTGGAGTTGGTCTTACTAGCACTGTTACTAATAATACCGTAACATACGATCTAGATGATACTACTGTTGTTGCCGATACTTATGGTGCTGCAAACTCTGTTGGTATCTTTACTGTTGATGCACAAGGTAGATTAACTTATGCAAATACACAGATCATTGATATTACTTCAGGTCAGGTTAATGACTTTACCGAAGCAGTACAAGATAAGATTGGTGAAGCGATTGCCCTAGGTACTCAATCAAACATTGCTGTTACTTATCAAGATATCACTAATAGTATTGACTTTGCTGTTGAAACCGCAACCTACTCAACTCTTGGTGTAGCTAAATTCTCATCAAGTAACTTTACTGTAGCTGCAGGTAACGTTACAGTTACAACTGTAGATGGTGGGACATATTAAGGAATTAATTAATGGCTAATCCAACTAGCAGACAAGGTTTGATCGATTACTGCATGCGCAGACTCGGTGCACCTGTCATTGAAATTAACGTAGATGAAGATCAGATCGAAGATAGAATTGATGACGCACTTCAGTTCTATCAAGAGTATCATTCTGACGCTACAATGAGAATTTATCTAAAGCATCAGATTACTGCACAAGATATTTCAAATCGTTTTATTTCGCTCAATGATAATATTCTATATGTAAAAAGAATATTCCCATTTATTGGCGATAGTTCAAGCATTAATATGTTTAGTGTAAAATACCAAATGCATATGAACGATCTATATGATCTAAGTTATATTGGTGATTTACTTTATTACGAGATGGTCCAGCAATATATGTCATTGTTGGATTTGAAATTGAATGGTGCAAGTGAATTTTCTAGATTCAATCGTCATATGAATGAATTGCATCTAGATATTGACTGGGAATCAGATATTAAAGAAAATGATTATGTTATTGTGGAATGCATGAGAATTGTAGACCCATCAACATATACCGATGTCTATAATGATATGTTTCTTAAACAATATGCAACGGCACTAATTAAACAACAGTGGGGTGCTAACCTTATTAAGTTTGAAGGTATGCAAATGCCTGGTGGTGTAACTATTAATGCGCGCCAGATATTTGAAGATGCTAATTTAGAGTTAGAAAAAATCAGAGAACAAATGCAACTAAATTATGAAATGCCTCCTGACTTCTACGTAGGATAATTAATTATGCCAACTAATGTGTACTTCAGTCAGAAAGTAAAGTCTGAACAAAATTTATATGAAGACATTGTCATTGAATCTCTTAAGATGTATGGACAAGATGTTTATTATTTACCACGTGAAATTATTACTGAAGATACAATACTAAACGAAGATGTAGAATCAAACTTCAATGATGCATACATGGTTGAAATGTATATTGAAAACATTGAAGGGTTTGAGGGAGATGGTAATATATTAGCTAAATTCGGAGTAGAAATCCGAGATCAAGCTACGTTTATTGTTTCAAAGAAAAGATGGGAACAACTTATTGGTTACCATAATAATGGTATTAATTCAATTCGTCCTAATGAAGGCGATTTGATTTATATTCCAATGAGTAAATCGCTGTTTGAAATTCGATTTGTAGAACACGAACTCCCATTCTACCAATTATCTAATTTACCTGTTTACAAATTACAGTGCGAACTATTCGAATATTCTGGTGAGACAATCATGACAGGATTCGAAGATATAGATCGTACTATTAACAAAGTAGTTTCTTATCAGACTGTTCTTAAAGTTAATAATGGAAACTCTGTAGAGTTTCTATTTAGCGAAGAAGTTAGACAACAGATTGGTGATACTGCAGAATACGTATCTGGTGTAATTACATATACTGAACCACTTGGTGCTGGTAGGGAATTACGCATCACCGATTGGGTTACTTCAGATGGCAAGGTTCATGAGTTTGTTATTAATAAACCATTAATTGGACAAACATCTGGTGCGGAATGGAATGTGTTTGAAGTAAATGAAATTACTGATAGTGATCTAGTAAATGATAGAGCGTTTATTTCTGATGCGCAATCAAGAAATCAGGAATTTGAAGTTGCGGCTGATGGTATTATTGATTTTAGTGAATCGAATCCATTCGGTGAGATTGGAGGTTAATTATGCTAAATGAACATTTTTACCACGCATCAATACGAAGAATGATTGCCGCATTTGGATCAATCTTTAATGATATAAAGGTTGTAAGAAAAGATGCGGATGGAGAAATACGTCAAATTACACGTGTTCCTCTTGCCTATGGACCTAAACAAAAGTTCTTGGCTCGATTAGACGCGCAAGCAGATCTTACAAATACACAAGTAGCAATTAAGTTACCTAGATTATCTTTTGAAATTACTTCATTGACATATGATTCTTCTATTAAGTTGAATCGTATGAATAGAGTTGTTAAAGATGATGGAGTAGAAAATTCTAGGTCATATGTTTATACCTATGCTCCTTATCGAATTGGTATTCAATTGAATGTTATGGCTAAAAATCAAGATGATGCATTACAAATCATTGAACAGATTATGCCGTACTTTCAACCAGAATATACTATTACAATTAATGAAGTTCCGGAAATGGGAATTAAGGGAGATGTTCCAATTGTATTAACTAGTGTGAACATGGCCGAAGATTATGAAGGTGACTTCTTAACTCGAAGAGCAATTATATACTCTTTAGATTTTGAATCACGAATTCGTTTCTATGGTCCTGTATCTTCACAGGGTATTATTAATACTGCTTCAGTTGATATTAATAATTCTGACACATTTGGATTTATTGAAGAAGTTGTAGAAACAGCATCTGTTTCTGGTATTGATAATATTGACGATAATGAGATTACACCATGAACTTAAAAAAAGATGATATTGATGATGATTACGAATTTGCTAGATCAAAGTATTATAATCTAGCGGAAAAAGGTGATGAGGCTATTGAACTTATGATGGAACTTGCAAGAGAGTCTGAACATCCTAGAGCATTTGAAGTATTATCTAATATGATGAAACAAAATGCTGAAATTGCAGATCGATTAATGGATCTGCAAAAGAAGAAAAAAGAAGTTAAGACACCAGCTAATAATCAACAAGCTCTTCCTAATAGTATGACACAAAATAATGTGTTTGTTGGATCTACCACCGATCTACAAAAAATGTTGGCGAAAAAGATGGAAGATAGAAATGTCATCGACGCTCAAGAATAATATCTTTGGATACCTCGGAAATCCAAACGTTAAAAGAGATGGTGTCCAACAGAATTTTACAGCCGAAGAAGTAAAAGAGTATGCCAAATGCATGCGCTCTCCGTCTTACTTCGCTAAAAAGTATCTTAAGGTTATCTCCCTTGATGAAGGATTAGTTCCATTTGACCTATATGATTATCAAGAAAAAATGTTTGATCACTTTAGGTCAAATAGATTCTCAATTGTATTAGCATGTCGGCAATCTGGTAAATCGATTTCATCTTGTGGGTATTTACTTTGGTACGCGTGTTTCCATTCTGAAAAAACAATAGCAATACTTGCAAACAAAGGTGCTACAGCTCGCGAGATGTTAGCACGTATTACTTTAATGTTAGAGAACTTACCATTCTTTTTACAACCCGGATGTAAAGCACTCAATAAAGGTTCTATTGAGTTCTCAAACAATTCACGCGTTATTGCTGCAGCTACATCTGGTAGTTCGATTCGTGGTCTTTCTGTTAATTTGCTTTTTCTAGACGAGTTTGCATTCGTAGAAAATGATGCTCAGTTCTATACATCAACATATCCAGTAATTGCAGCAGGTAAAGAAACTCAAGTTATTATTACATCAACAGCAAATGGTATTGGTAATGTATATCATAAACTATACGAAGGTGCTGTTCAAGGCACCAACCAATTCAAATCATTCCGTGTAGATTGGTGGGATGTTCCAGGCCGGGATGAAGAATGGAAGCGTCAAACAATTTCTAACACTTCGCCACTACAGTTCGAACAAGAATTTGGTAATAACTTTCATGGACATGGTAATACTCTTATTGCTGCTGAAACATTATTATCATTAAAGGCTGAGCAACCAATCAAACAAACACATAACCTAAACATATATGAAGATGTAATAG